AATAAGACCCCTCACGCCTCTTCACAATGCGCACCCGGAGGGGTTTTCGATTTATCCAAGAACATACTTGAGCATCTTGTCTCCTTGGTGCATGGCAAATTCCTTATACACCAGAGTGCCATCAGCTATAAGTGGCTCAATGACTTCATACCTGATGTAGCCATCATCAAAAAGGAATCGACCAGAAGAAGGCTCAAAATAAACTGCTTCCCTAAATGGATTGCGTAAATCAAACTTATGTGTTTTTTGTCGCTCCTCATTGATAGAGTCAATGATGTACTGCTGTTGTGTTTCTATGTTTATCATAACTTATTTATTTCCCTATTCAAATACCACTGTGCTTTCTTTAAGTCCTCCAGATTGCTGCCCTTCTTGCCTGCTCTGCTTATGTACTTCACAACATTGCCCAAATTAAAGCCAAGCTCCCATGCCTCTATGACCTTGATTGCCTCATAGGTGTTGTCTGCTCCTCCATAGTGAGCAGGATGATCTACTGACTGCAATGGCTTCTCCTCCGGCTGATTGTCTAAGTAGCTGCTGATGATGTCTCCCATAGTTAAGGATAATAAAAAACTGGTTTAGGAATATTAAACTCCGACATGGTTCTGCCTCTCAGCTCTTCCATGTCTTTGTAAAGCTTGCCATTGAAATAATATCCGACATGCCTAGGCTTGCTCCGCATGTTGATTAGCTCAGCCTTAATCAGCACATCATTGACATCTATCTCACCCTCATTGCTGACAATGAAGTCAATTAATTCTTCAATCGGTGTCGGATTCATTGCCTTCTTTAATTAATACCTGAATTACATGACGAATGTAGATGAGCGCATTCATGCCTCCCTGCCAATAGTTTCTGCTTGCTTTGTCATTGCCATCATGCTCCATCAACATTTTTTTTGATTTGATTTCCTTTTCTACAATGATAAGCACTTGCTCAAGATTGGTCATATTATAATGCGGTCAATGTTAATGTCATGGGCTTCCTTCAACTCATTCCAAGCCTCCCAGAGGTGAGCCTGATCAATGTGCTTGCCATCCTCGGAAGTATCTTCCAGTTGGCGCAGTTTGTTGGAGAAATCCCAAATGAACAAAGCCATGTCAAGTGATTTAACGCACCGATAGTGATTAAGTGCATCATCTGCATCATCCAGATTAAAGGATAGTACTGCTCTCATAGCTTTCTTTTTTTAATGCTGTCCAGATGCCCGATGTGCTTTACAAAGCCTCTGCACAAGGTCAGGCCAATGTAGCCAGCCTCATAGTACTTCTTGTTATACTGCATTTCTGAATGACAATGATCATTGCTTCTCCACTCGCAGAAGTTGCTGAACTTGCCCATTGCTAAATAATCTGACAATCTGCGAAGACCAGGATTCCAAGTGAAGCCATGCCAGTCACCCTTATACCGATGAGCCAGCTGCTGATAGCGCACATGTTGTTTTGTAAGCTTCATGCCAGGCAGAACGGTATGCCCATTTCGGTCAGATGGATGTCTCATCCATACACATGCACACTTAGGCTCAGCATCCAGCACCGAACGAGAGTCATGGATAAAGCCTTCAGCATAAAACTCCCAATCATCTTCGCAGTGAAAAATGTAAGGAGTAGTAACCTTTGAATAAATGGTATCAATTGCATGCACCTGACCTTGCCTGTTGCTGCTTGACCATTCAGCCATGATCTGCCAATGCCTCATAAGGAATCGGTCTAACTCCTTAACCAGGACAGCATCAATTGCGCCAGAGTCATCATGGATTAAGAAAGCTGCCGGAGGCATTCCATCCCAATAGCTGACCAGACTGCTGATGGTTTTTTCAAGCAAATCCCATCTTCCGCAGCTGGTCAGGCAGACAGTTATATCTCTCTTATCCATTAATGTAGGCAATGAATTTTACAATTAATAATCCAAAAAGTAGAGTGTACACCATCCAGAACACTGACTGAATGCATGCTTCTTTGATGTTTACTTTCATAGTTAAATAAAGTAAGAGTTGTCAACTAAAAGTAATTCAGTTCCCGGTTTTGCCAAATAGTAAGTTTTGGCATTCCAAACCATGCGCTGTTGCTCGTATTGCTCCTTTGTGATTTCAACTCCGACAAACTGCACATGAATGTTGCCTTCTTTGTGATGATAACTAATGTAATAGATTTCATCAATTTGATAGACCACCAATTGCCCACCCATCAGGCAGGCTCTCTGGATGTCCTGGATAGTGCCATCATAGATGTCTACCCACATTCGATTTTGTAAGTCAATCCTGACTTTGCTACGCATGTAATTCATAATTAATTATTGGTTAGATTTGTGATGCAATAAAGGCAAAGGAAAAATAACTGCAAAAATATTTTTAAAAATAATTTATGCCAGTCTATGACAGCACCTCTGCCTTCCTCCGGCAGCAATTCAGAAACTTTAAGGAGGCCAGCAAAGCCGATAAGGTACTGAGGGCTGCTGCTCTTTATGCTGCTCCTGCTGTTCAGGATAGGGTGCAGGGTAGTGGCAGAAAGTCTGATGGTACTCAATTACCTCCCTATGATTCTGGGCGCACAGTAAGCACTGCCAGCCCAATAGGTAAGAAATTTGGAGATGTTGCAACTAAAAAGCAAGCCAAATCCTTTGGAGATCGGGCATCGTTTAGCAGCTATAAAGAGTTCAGGCAAAGACTTGGCAGGCAGGTTGCTTACATGGACTTGACATTGACCGGAGACATGTGGGCAAGCTGGAAGCCAGTGCCAATAAGCAATACTGCTTATGGTGTTACCTTCACTGCAATTGAGCAGGCAAAGATTGCCGGGTATCTGGAAGAGAGATTCGGTGCTATTTTTGAACTTTCTGACCAGGAGCTTGACCAATCACTTCAGATCATCAATCGACTGGCAACCCAAATCCTTGCTAAATGATAGTCACCAAGGTAACCGTTGAATCTGCGCTCAAGAATCTCTGCGATAATCTGGCAGGTACATTTGTCAACAACATGCTCAACTATGGTGAAGCTGTGGAGAGCATTATAGAGGGCAGTGCAGGCAACTATGTAACCAAGGATGGGCAAACCTATTGTGCTGTCAATGACACCTATCCTCTGGTAATCTTTTTGGTTCGAGAATCAGCCAGCCTTGAAGCAACTCCAGCCGGAGGCAGAGCCAACAGCTTGCTCAGGACAGTGAACTTTAAATTAGTAGCTAATTCAACTTTTGAGAATGCCGAGTTCGGCATTACATCTATTATCAACAGAACTAAAGGTATAACTTATGCCGGTACGGATTTCAATTCCAAAGCAATCGCCAATCAATACTTCGGATTACCCGAGCGAAACTTTGAGACCTACTTCTTCGCAATTGACTTCGCTGTCACGGAGCGCATCAGTTGTGCAGTTGCCTGTTGATGCAATCTATTTTATTTCTCTTCAAAAATCAGCTGGCAGGAGGAAGCATCTTTTAAAGATGTTTGAAACTCTCGGCATTCAGGATATGCACGGCAATCCTCCGCAATGGCAATTAGCCTCTGATGGCAATAAGCCTCCGCATGTAGTTGATAATTCAAAGAAGCCAGGATATAGAAGGCAGAGGTTAAGCATGGGAGAGATAGGCTGCTGTGCTTCTCATCGGGCGGTTTGGACTAAAATTGTCCAAAATGGACATCCTTTAACACTTGTCCTGGAAGATGATGCTGAGTTTCTCAAAGAGGAAACATTAAATCTAATTAAGCACTGGGATAAGCTCCCAGACTTTGACTTCCTGCATCTTGGCTGGAACTATTATGCTGGCTATAAAAAGCAGACCATAAAGAAGGTAGCCATAGCAGAGCTGCCAAACCTATGGAAAGGAGATGGAATGTGGCTAACTCATGCCTACATAATTACCAATGAACTAGCTCTGGACTGGCTTCAGCGCACTCAGGTGCAATACAATGGTCTAGATGCAATGACTGCCGATTTTCAATCAGAATGCCGAGCTTATGGATTTAAGCCACCTATCTGCCGACAGAATCAGAGCCGAAATCCATTATTCAGAGGCACAATACTTCACACTTCGTAATTTATATTTAACAAAAATGGATAATTTACAGTACATCCGTGATGCCATCAGGAAGAATGGCAAGCGGGCTTTAGTCAAAGTAATTCGTTGGCAAATAAATCCCGAAACAGGATCTCAGGACATACCTTATGAGGTTACAGTAAATGCTGTTGGCGCACTTCGTGAGCTATCAAAGCCAGTCAACAAGAGGTCATTCTCATGGGCCAGAATCAGACCAATCGGTGAGCTTTATATTGGCAAGGTTATGCAACCGACTGACCAGAACTCACTCAGCAATCCTGAACTTTTGAGCAAGTTAAAAGAAGATTTGAAAGCTCAACTAAGGGCAGAGATTGAGGCCGAATTAAAAGCAACTATTACCGAAGAAGAAGCGGAAGAAAAACCAAAGCGCAAGCGGAAGGTAGTAGTGGAGGAGGAGCTGTCTGGTCTTGACTCTCCTGAATTGAGGACTGAAACCGATTCAATTTTTTAATTTATGAACATAAAAGAGTTTTTAATCCAGCAGGCCAAGCGTGCTGGGGTATCAGATGACCCAGAATTTAACCTGATGATTTCTGCATCAGCTTTAAATGACATTGCAGTTCCGGAGGCAGTTAGCAATAAGTTCAACACTAACCTCTATGACTTTGAACTCGCCAAGACCAGCCTCGACCTTAAAAAGCACTTCATCAGCAATTACATGATGGGCTATGATGAGGAGATTGTCAGGATGGCTAAAGAGTACGGTCTTGACTCCAACAGCATTGAGGAGCTAAAAGTGACCAAGAACTCAGGAGACAAGATTAAGCTGGCCCTCAAGAAGCTAAAGGAGCTGGAGGAAAAGGCAAAGAATGCCACTAACAGCAACCAGTCTGAGGAGTTCTTGAAAAAGATGGCAGAAGCACAGGCTAAGTATGATGACCTGGTCAGCAAAGCAGAGGCAGACAAAAATCTGATTGAGCAGAGATATGTCAGCAAGATGAAGTCACTTTGGGAGCAGACACAGCTTAATGGCATCCAATGGAATGACCAGATTCCAGAGGCAGCAAGAGTGCCAGCCTACCAGGCAGTGCTTGATAGAAAGCTCGCTCAATTGGATGGTCAAATCATCTACGATGCCGAGCGCAATGCTGCTAAGCTTGTCAATGCCAAAGACCCGACTCTGCCACTTGTCCACAATGGAAGAGAGTTTTCATATTCTGACCTTTCTGCATTAGTTTTGCAGGAGAATAAGCTACTTAAAGAACAGGGATCTGGTGGCTCTAACCCTGGGCAATTTGTAGCAGGCACACCCAACTTCCCGGCTGCACCTACGGTCAGCCAAGGCACACAACTTCCGCAAGCTGTTCGCTCTGCTTTAGCGCAGATTGACAGCATAGCGAACAAAATGCGTTAAAACTCATTTACTAAAATGTCATTATCAACAGCTAATGTCTGCCCAGCGGTCTTGACCTCACTGAGCGACAATCTTATAAACAACCCTGCCAATGTGCAGCTTATGGGTGGCACTCTTGCTGCCCTGACAGACCCTTCAAACCTTCGTGCTGGTCAAATCATTCGTCAGGCCAATGACAATGGCACAGGCCATAACCGTGAGGTTCGTGTGGTTTACAAGCAACGCCAGCTTCCTTCTTCAGCAGTTGACACTAAGTCTTGCGATGCTGGCCCACAGCTTAACTACATTGAAGAAACTCTTACTGTAAACAACTTTAAGCAGGTTTCCTTCACCATGTCTGAGGCTCAACTGCGTTCTTATTGTGCAGCTTACTCCGAGCTTGTGCAAATCACAGGCGCAAATCAGCCTGGTATGATTGCCGAGCGAGCAAATGGTATTGGTGCTGCTCAAGGTGCGCTTTCGGTTGTTCGTGAAATGTTCATGGACATCCAGCTTTCTGCTAATGCTCTTGTTCAGGCTATCAATGATGATCTCCTTACTCAGATTCAAGCTGCTGCTGGTAACTGGTATGGTGGTGCTACCAACCCTTCTTATACTGTTGAAGGAACTGATGGCTCAATCTATGCTGCTGGTCTGTTTGCAATGAAGCAGAACTACATGAACACAGGCTTTAACGGTGCGCCCATCATCATCGGTGGTGCAGGTGCGCTTCAGCGTGTGTGGATGAATGACAGCCGCTACTTCGGTCAGGGTGCAAATGGTATCAACTTTGCTACTGTTCGTGAGAACACTGGTCTTGCTGAGTTCTACTTTGATCCTAATGCAAATACCATTCTGGGTGATGAAGATGCAGCAATTGTTTTTGCTCCTGGTTCAATCGTTTATACTCCGTTCCTTGAGTATGTTGGCAACTTTGGCAATATTGGCACAATGACTCGTTTCACAATGCCTGTCCCAGGCCTTGAGCGTGTATCAATAGACGCAAGAATATTGCCGTCGGAGTGCGAGGAGACATATTCATTCTTCATGAGTCATTATTATGACACATATACCCCAGGAACATCTATGTTCCCTGCGGGAGATGTAAACGAAGGTGTAAACGGTGTATTCACTGCTGACTTTGTTACTGCTCCTTAATTTTAACTAAGGACAAAGAAAGAGGGAGGCCAAAAGCCTCCCTTTTTCATGTTACCTGTTTAACATTTTAACCAATAAACACTACCTGAGCGAGAGACTGATGTTTTCCTTCATCTGCGCCCCTGGTACTTGCAAGCCATCCTTAATGGACTGGCTAATGGTGGACTTGCTGACCTCCTTCTTGATTACCCAGAACTCATCCGGGATAACGGTGTCATCAAGTATTTCGACTGAGTGTGATTTTCGTGTGCTAAGTTTAGCTAATGGAGTTTCATATCTGCGGATGCCCTTTGCATCCTCCTCAGTGAAGACCATGAGAGCAGCCAGCAGTGTATCTCTGAGCCGGGCAACAGTGTTCTCCTTTGCCTTCTTGAGTGCCTGTATGCGCTTAATCTCAGCAGCAGCCTGATCAGCCTCTGATTCCAGCTTCAGGATGAACTTAGCATAGGCTTCAGCCTTAGTCTGGAAGTTCTCCCTCCTGATGGCAAGGTCTTCCATGATCTCATCATTGACCTCACCTCCGTTCTCCTCCATCATTGCGATGAAGGAGAGTTCTTCTTTTGTTAGTTGCCAAAGAGTAGCCATAATTAAAATGGTAGGTCTTCGGTAAAATCTTCAACCTGAGCAGCTACCTGAGCCTGGTGCTGTGCATAGAGCATCTCCTGCTGTTGTGCCGGAGTAGGAGTTGCCACTGCCGGAGCAGGAGCAGGCGATTTCATCATTGCTTGATACTCCTTGCTGCCAACTATCATCTCCTGAAGGAATGTCGGCAAGGTCTCGAACTTAGTGCGGTCAAATTCCAGCACACTGAACTCCATGCTTGGGTTATGCTGCGGTGGGCATGTCATGCCCTTCATCATAGGCATTACAGCAGCAATGCGCTCATAGACCTTCTCAGGATTGGCTTTGCTTGGCTGATGGATAAGGTTGATCATGCACGGTGCGCCTATGAGCTTGGCAAGGTCAAATGCCTTTGCCTCATCTTCTGTCAGTGCCTTACCTCTCCAGGCATTCAGCATTGCTCTGAGGTTTGACTTCTCATTCAAGCTGAATGTCATCTCCTTGCTAATTGCGCAGGGCTGCATGCCCTTGTCCTGATTGAAGCACCTAAGCTCGGTTGGAAGCTCCCAAGTAAACCTGACCAGGTCTACTAATTTCTCCTCGCCCATGTACTTCTGCACGATGTGGCCTAGGTGAACAACACTGTAACATCTGGCTACATAAGTGCCAGCAGGGATAAGCTCTCTCTGAGTGCTTTCTCCGGTAGATTTAGCAATAATTGCCATACATCTATTGGTTTATAAATTGAACAAAAATTAAAGTGCGTAAACGATAGCGCAAACTGCCCAGATTGCGAAGAGTTTGACAAAGATTATTACCTGATCCTTGAGTGGCATTTGAGGGAAGTCTTTCATGATTACTTGTACGGATTAGGTTCAATCATTGAAATGATGCTGCCAAGTGCTTGCTGAGCATCCCACAGGTAGGCATCAATACTTCCTTCCTGAACTATTAGTGTCTCATTCTCAATGTGATTCTGAATGAGGCTGATTTGCGACCGGAGGTCTTGAACCAGGTCATAAATTTCTGCTGTTGTCATCTCTGTAATTGTTTATTGGTTAGGTAAAAATGGGAGGGTTGCCCCTCCCTTGTTGATTATGCTAATTCAAGTTCGTTTTCAAGTTTGCAGTATTGATTTGCAAAGTGCATCAGGATTGCAATTTTGTTTTCATTCCATTCCTTAGCTGTAATTCCAATTTCCTGAGCAAGTTTTGAACACTTCAGACGGAAGTCTGCATTTTCAATAAGTTCAACTCTTCTCTGAAATTCTGATTCTGCTGTAATTTGTGCTGCTGTTGTCATGTCTGTAATTGTTATTGGTAAATGTTGAGACAAAGGTAAGGCTACTTTTTACATTTGCAAAATATCTGCAAAAATATTTTAACTTTTTTTTCTAATCAGCCTCCCATGCTTCAGGAGGGCATAATTATGCTTACTATCCACCAGCATGAGCTGCCCATTATGATCTTCCAAGTTCAGTCGGTGGCAGAC